ACTTAATTCCTTTTATATTATTACCATAATGGTGATTCAAAATTCCTCCAGATCCAGGTCCATTATTAATAAGCTCCACGTACTTATGAACACTAGATTTTGAGAAGCTTAGGGAGTATTTATCTTTACTTTTGATAAATTTGACGAATTCCTCAAATAGAGGGTGGTACTTACAATTTTCCAATATAGAAAGAGATCTAAGACTGTAGTAATCTACACCGGAAAGGTCAACCTTCTTAAAATCCGTCCAACGCTCTTGAAAGCATAACCTATTTAAGGCTCGATAAACAGGGTATACTCCACCAATTTTACCATTCTCATCTCTGTAATCTATGTGATATAGATTTTGAAGGTAGACTGCATAATCGAAGCTAGTGTAACTCTTACTAAGATTAAACTGCAATCCAGCATCAAGAAACGATAATCGTAATCGCTCATAATCAGACTCTTTAATAGCATATAAACCATCATCTCCTTGTATCTGCATTAAGGCTGCTGAAACCACACCAGAAGACATAGCTACTAAATACTGAACAACAGAGTCTACTTCATTGGTGAAAGTAGAGCCTGATGGCACGCCGTGATCACCAGAATAAACACCAAAAGGTGTTAAAATTCCAATGGTACTAAATCTCATCTTTATATACTCTAGAGCTGAATGAAATTCAGTTTGAAATAAAGATTTAATATAATTAAACGCGGCATTAATTAATTTCTTAGACACGCTTGCGTCATACGCGCTAAAATCTGCAGATACAATGAGCAAACCATTAGAAATGGCTTGATCAATTATCCTAGTTACAGCTTGATCCACAAACTCAGGACCTAAAAGTGCTGCCCTCCAAAATAACTCTTTCTGATAATCTAGTAATGGACTATAGTACATAGTCTCATTTAAAGTGTCAGCTTCAGGAAAACCCCAAACTGTCCTAGTTTTATTACCTTCTTGAGTTCTAGTAAACATTATACAAGGATCTTGTCTACTAAGTAGGTCATAAAATTCAGTCACCATAACGTCTTTAAGTTTACTTTTCTTAACATAGTAAGGAAGACCCGCACTAGTGTTAAGTTTTAGTTTATTAAGTGCTTTAGTAATCTTGATGGGTCTAAGACTACCACCTCTTAAATTAAACTTAGGTGATTTGAATCTACACTGCTTAGGTGCAAAGTATGCTTTAACATCAGATATTCTATCAGCCCAAGGTTTCTGAATGGATCTAGGACCAAACTTATCC